ACTCCTGCTGGATGCAGGAGACTCCGTGGGATTCGACCCGTCACGTGATATTCTCACGTTGCGTAAGAGATATGATCATGAGGGCGAACCCTTCATGACCATCACATTGCCTCGCCTCGACGACCTGCTTCTTGCAGGTTTGAGAGACGGAGTACTCCCCGAATTCACGGGGTGGTACTCGCGGTGTGCCTATCCAGAGTTCCTTAGGGATCTTTGGGCAGGTATCTTCGAGCGTGACGGTGTACTGCGTGAATCTCCTAGCGTAAACGCGATCCGTTGGCTTCGGCAGATCTCTCGAACCTTCAAAAAGGTGTTCGAAGTCTGCTCTGCCGACCGCGTCGAGGCGTCGATCGAGAGGTGGGTTCAGATTGATTCTGAACTTCCCTCACGTCGAGACATTAAGTCTAGCCTCGATCCTTACGCACCGATGGTTGCCCAGATACTCTTTGGGTCGATTATCGGTTCGGCCATAACCTCTCCCCTTGTGGGGCGGCATGGTCCGGGAGCTGTATCAGAACGATTCGGCGCTAACAGTAGGTGGAATTTCACCAGAATTTCTGCAAGCGCGGACTCTCTCTTCGGTGCGGAATCATTCCGTCCAACATGGGAGTCCCTGTCGCAGAGGCCACCGGATTTCGGTGTTGTCCCTGCGCGGTTGGAGGCTGTCCCAAAGACAGCTGAGAAGCCACGCCTCATTTGCATCGAGGCGAGCTACAACCAATTCATGCAACAAGCACTCATGCAGAACTTGCGTGAGGAACTAGTGCGTGGATCGAGCATCTGCTCTTTCGTAGAGCAAGACACGAATCGGATGATGGCGTTGGAGGCGTCGGTCAGTGGCAGGAGTGCCACGATCGATCTCTCTGACGCAAGTGACAGGGTCGCACTCGCTTTGGTTGAGGAGCTGTTCAGGTTTCATCCTGGATTTCTCCGCTACCTTCGCTTGTCGCGTTCCCCGTTCGCGCAGCTGCCAGGAGGTGACCTTGTCTTGCTTAACAAGTTCGCCTCGATGGGCTCTGCTTTGACATTTCCCGTGGAAGCCATGGTTTTCACGACGCTGGTAGTTACCAGTATTTGTCGATCCAGAGGTGACTTCTCCCCCCGCGCCATCAGGCGTTTGGGTAAGAGGGGTCATGGGTTGAGTGTTTACGGTGACGACATAATCGTTCCCGTTGAACACGCCCAAATCGTGATGGATGACCTCGAGTCCGTTGGACTCAAGGTTAATCGTTCAAAGAGTTTCCTTTCGGGGAAATTCCGCGAATCGTGTGGTATGGACGCGTATGACGGCCGGGATGTAACTCCGGTCTACATGCGTCGTGGTATGCCACGAAATCGCGAAGAGGTTGACGAAACGGTCTCGCTGACATCGTTTCGTAATCAGGTCTGGGC